ACTCGGTGCTTCTTTCTTCCCACATGACGGGGTTGTCGCGCATATCGGCAGCCATGGTGAATGGCGAATATTTCTTGGATTCTTTGGGCTTTGCCATAGCTCACTTCACGTATGTTCCAATCTGCCTGAGAAAATCCTTGAAATCGCGGATGGCTGCCATGTAAGCCTGCTGATACGCCCTGGCCACGCTTGTGTAGACTTCAGGCGTTATGCGCCTGGCTTTGGCTTCCACCTCGTCCAGCCATCGGGAAATGACCCAGTTCTTGTCGGCTTCCTGCTCAATCATGGCCGTTCTCCGCCCTCATCAGCGCGGCCTTGGTCCTGGCCTGGCATTTCCGCTTTTCGACGTAGTCCCTGATTTTGCTTCTGGCCTCCCTATGCTCCTTGTCGAGAGTCTTGAAGTCGATGCCTATGACCTCGTCATCGGTCATCCCTGGGAACATGGCCCTGCATTTGCCTATCTTCGTATCCAGTGCCTTGCCCTGCTTCGTCATTTCGGGGTTCAGGATGGATGCCTCGCTTATGAGCTCCAGAATGTCGTTCGCGTAATATTTCTTCCCCTTGACTGTCACGTAATCGCCCTCGTATTCGGCCTTGGGGAGAGGTTCCTCATCCGCCTTCGGCAGAACGGCATTGTCATCGGGCTTTCTGGCGACCGGTATTTTCGGATAGTCCTTGACATCGGGGATGTTTCCTTTCACGTCCAGCTGGGCAAGAAGCATCATCGCGTGATGCATGCCTTGGCAATAGCCGTAGCGCAATGCGGCGTCTTTGATCTGGTCGCCAATGCTTTTCGCCTCGTCGTCCTTGACGGCGGCTGCGTTGTCGAAACGCCTTCTCAGCTCCTGCGACAGAAGCATCATGTCCTCGAACAAATTTTCGGCCACTGTATTCATCATGCTGTTCTCTCCTCTGTTTCGCATCCAAGGATCTTGCTCCATCGGCATTGAAGGGAAAAATGACACTTGGGCAAATTCCTTCAAATCCTCTTCGTCAAGATCGCAATCCTTGAGCATAATATAATCTTTAGGATATTTTCACGGTTTTGTCGAAAAATCCCATTTCGCCCGTCTGAACCATCCGGTAGGCTATGACTATCCTCACGGTGTAATTGACCGGATCCGATTCAACGAATGACCTGGACCTGAATATCTCTATCCTAGGCTCCTGAGCCATGATCGAATCAATCAGATTGTCCCGAATCTCGGTATTCGTCATCGAATGCGGCTCTCCGATGTACTGAATGAGACCTGCCCCGAATGAAGGGTTGAATATGCGTTCTCCGCGCTGAGTCATTATCACGTTCTCTATGCACTCCTTCACGCATGCCTCTTCCTTGACCTCAAGCCTGGAGCGGAAATGCCTCGCGAAGTCGCTGTAGCCGTTGATGACCGGCCTGTCCGGCGGCATTGATCCAATTCTTTTGAAATCGCTCCTCATACAACGTCCTCTTCATCTCCCATGCCCAAGCCATCGCCGCCATCCTCTTCCCCGGCATCGGCCATGTCCATCCTTTCTTCCTTCAGCCATTTCTCGTTCTGGTCCAGCAATTCCGGCGGGAACTGAAGAATCTCGGCAAGCAGCATATTCCTCGATATCAGCGGATGCTTGTTCTCGGCAGTCGCTATGTAGTTCGCCCAAGAATTGAGCAGCTCCCCTCTCGTGGACATAAGCTCGAATATCCTGGCCTTCTCATAATAATTGTTCCTGTTCATCTGAACGATGTAGTTGTCCCCGTTGACGTACTTGGGGGAATAACCCCTCAGCGCCAGATGCTGGACAAACACTTTCTTGACCATGTTCTGGGCGAACCTGCTCGACAGCCTTCTGGCCGCCTGGGCGAATGACATCTCCTGGAGTCCGAGATCGTGCTTGTTGGTGTAGGTGGCATCGGTGCCTGAGCCTCTGCGGCTTTCTGGTATTTCCAGGGCGTCGTAGACGTTTTTCTCGAATACCTTGACGTCTTCTATCTGACCGTTGAGATTGGTGTTCTGGGTCAGGGATTCTATGGTAGTCTTGTTGCCGTCCTTGTCTATGGCGAACCAGAACATTTCCTTCAGGGATATGTTCCTTGACCTATGCAATACCCTTCCGCTATGGGTGTCGTAGTTCATCGTCTTGTTGTATTCTTTCTTGGCTTCCTGCAACGCTTCTTTGGCCAAGGCGGGACCGCCGCCTCCGGTGTTGACATTGACCAGCAATCGTTCCACTGCCCGGTTCACCCTGATCGCCAGGAGGCTGTCTTCCATCTGGATCAATTGGTTGAGGGAGCGTACGCTTGGCTCCATCCATCCTTTCACATCGTATTTGCAGATGCCGTATTTCCCGTAATTGCAGTAAGCCACCTGATACGGCTTGAATTTGATGAGGTTCAGCGAGTCCGGCTTCATGCCCAGAGCCTCGGCGTATTCCACGGGCATGTTCTCCACGAATCCTATGATCCTCCCGCGTTCGTAAATCGGATAGGTCATGGATGGATTGAGGATGTTCACGCCTATCACCCTGTTTCCTTCCCTGTTCGGTATTATTTCCCAGAACATCTCGCCATCGACGAGCCATTGCCAGAACAAGTCCCACAATGTGCGGTCATCGGATTTCAGGCATACCCCGCATACGTAGTCAAACTCCATCTGAAGCTGATCGATTTGATGGGGATGAAGCATTTTCTTGAAATTCCTCGAAAACGCGAGATTGGCGTACTGATCTTTCTCGTTGGGCGACACGCATTCGTTGACCATGGCTGTGAGGCATTTCTTCACTATGGGAACTTCGCTCATCCATCTGTACCATCCCATGCGCTGGGATTTGTTGACGAATGACATGTCCACCATCAAGGACAGCATGGACATTTCGGTTCCGTTGTATCTGCCGGCGCTCTCAAGGCGGGCATCGAAGGCATCGAAAGTGTCGCTTATTCCCCATGAATTCCTGGATCTTTCGGCGGCGTTCAAAGCAGCCAAGTCATCGCTGCTCCTGAAGAAGCGGTCGGACCAAGGATTCAGAAAATCTATGTTGAAAGGCATATTCTTTATTTACCGTCAATCACCCACTCGCAAGCGAGTTGGGGTTTTCTTGCCGGAGTTATAATAAAAAACCGGCCTCAGCGTCAAGGATTCAGCGTTCGCTCCAGCTTGATTTCAAAGCCAGGCTCTATCTCGCGCAGCTCGCGTTTCACCAAATCAGTCAAATCATCGATGTCCCTATGGCAAGAAGATTTCATTGAGAATCCCACGCTGTCGTTGTCGGAATACGTCCAGAAAGCCTTCCCGCCGCTATTCTTGGCAACCATCGTCCCAAGCCTTCTCACTGTGTTCCTCAACGCCCTGGTAGCGCTCCTGGCTATGTCCACGTCATACAGGGCGCAGTTCTTGTCGCCGAACACGCCTATGGCGGATGCAAGCATCCTTTTGGCGAAAGCCTCCGTCTTGCCGCATTTGAGCCCGATCATCTTGTTCAATATCCTCGGAAGATAGCCCAGAGTTCCGTTTCCCCTTTTCCACCAAATCCCGTTAAGCGGAGGCGTATATCTCTGGTATTCAAGGCATTTGGTTTCAGGGGATATGTTCTTGGTGATTATTTGGCAAGGACCGGCGTTCTTCAGATCATACACATAGCAGGGCATATCCTTGAACTCTTTCTCCGAAATCTTGTTCATCTTGAACGCTCCCTTTATCTGGAACGGCTCGAATGAAGTCATGCCTTCGATCGTGTTCTGATAGTAAATCCCCATAGGACCCTTGACTTTCCAAAGTCCCGATTCCAGCCACCAGTCATGGTCATTGCGTTTTGGCTTCCATCCAAGCGAAATCAAAGACTTGACAAAGAACGCCGTGGGATACGCCAAATCACGCAAATCCAGATCAATGCCCATTTCATGGAAAGCATTCCGGACAAGATCGATCCGGCTTCTGACTTTGAGCCATTTATGGCTGAAATCTATCGGCTCGCCATCATCCTTCCCAATGAAAACGTCATGCAACGCTTTGAAAGGAACCATGGGATGATTACGCAGGCAGTCGGCGTTGCCGAAGCCGGATTTGGCAAGAATGGCCAGAATCTCGTTTCTGTCCACATCGTTTGTCATTTCATCTTCGGGAAGATTCTTGAACTCCTTGGGAAATTCACCGGGAGCGGACTGGACAAGGATGTCGCCGTCTTTGTCAAGCACGTATATTTTGCCGTCCGATTTCTTGAAAGTCAGAAGAAGCATCACAAGTCACCGTTGAGCCTGGCCGCTATGGTACCGAACATATCCGCTTCCAGATCGGTCTTTGAAATGAACTCCTTGAGAGCTCGCATGCAGCATTCGCTCTTCACGCTCTTGACTTGATTCACGAATTCCTTGGCTATGGCCGATTCTATGTCGGACGGGATGTAGCGGAAGTCTATGAGCTGGGAATTGCGTATGAAGCATTTGCGCAATTCATGGTCGCTGTCAAGCCATTCATCGAAAGTCCCATTGTTCATCATTTTGAGGACGGTCTTTGGACCGGTTCCTTTCTTCACGGGCGGGATGCAGTCGTTCATGTCCCCGCATGCTATCTTTATCAGCAATTCCTTGTTGGGATCGCCGAGCTTTTCAGTGAAAGCCTTCTTCACCGGATTCCATCTTTTCACATTCGGCATCCTGTCCAATTGGGCAAAGTCTCCATCTGAGCTAACAATGATTATCTCTTCAGCTTGGGCTTTCATGGAGCATATCGCTATCACGTCATCGGCTTCCGCCTTGGGAACCTTGATCCATGCCGAATTGGTCATTATTTTCATCAAGTCGTCCGCTATGTCCTTCTTGGAGCAATGGAACGATTCCGGGTTGTAATTGCAAGCCTTGCCCGTCTTGTAGTGCGAATACAGATCGCTTCTCCAGTAAGGCTTGCAATCCATCGCCATGACTGTTAAATCAGGCTTGAACCTTGAAGCCAGCCCGCTGAGCGACTGAATGATGATGCTTCTCAATGCCGGGCGGTCGCATGAATCGACAGGATTGCTGCTCCAGTCCACATGGAAGCATCTGGAAAACAGATTGGAAAAATCGACCATCAGAATTGTTTTGTATTGCTTGCTCATGATTCGTAAAGTAATGGGAACAAACGCAAACACAGGCTAGTGAGCCATCGAGATTAGCTTGCTTATGCACACTATCATCTGGGCTTCGGGCATGCTGCTCAGGGAAGCCCTGTATTCATAATCAGCCACCATTTCCATGCCAGGCCCTTTCTTCTCGTTGGGAAGGCTGTACACAACGTCGTTGAAAAGAATCGGGAACACCGTCTTGTAGTCCAGGACGTTCTCGCCTATGTAGGCTCGTATCTTGTTGAGCTTGCCTTCGCCGAGTATCATTTCGGCAAGCTCCCTGCCATTGCTTCTCACATTCAAGGATCTCTTGTCTATGCTGTCAAACTGCAAATGGGATGCGTCCATGGCTTCAATCATTCTGCGTATATTCGGGTAAAACTTCTCGACTATCGCGGGCAGGACTTCTTCTTCGTATTCCACGTTCTCGTTCTCGCATATCATCTTCAGCCTGGCTATTATCTTGGGCGTCAATTCTTCCTTGATTTCCTTGTTCCGGAAATCCATGTCCACCATTATGTTTCTCCCGCCTTTCAGCGGCTCTATTATCTTGGATGCTACGTTGGCCGTCATTATGAACCGGCAATTGCTGGTATTGGTCTCAATGAAGGTTTTGAGCGATTCCTGGGAAGCCATAGCCCTGGAGCTGTCTATCTCGTCAAGTATCACTATCTTGGTGTTGCCGTTGCTGCTCATGGTCTTGGCGAATGGCTCTATCACTTCCCTCACGGTATCCACGCCGCCATCCAGCGACATGTTGATGAACATATGGTCGGCTTCAAGGCTTCTCACCAGAGCTTTGGCTATGGAGCTTTTGCCTGTTCCAGGCGAAGCGCTCACCAATAGCAAATTGTTTATGCTGCTTCTTTCCTTGAACTTGGCAAGCATGTTGTGGATGCTCTGGGGAAGCACCACATGCTCAATCTTCTGAGGCCTATATTTCTCTACCCACAAATACAAATCAGACATGATTTTAATTTAACGAACAGAAAAGAAGCCTATGCCGGTGTCCAGGCCGGCATAGGCCGATTAAAGATCATCCTTCATCGAAGAAGTTTTTCTTGCCGCTTCCGTTGGATGGCTTCTTCTTGGGAACGTCATCGCCATCATCCTCATCGTCCGAGAACATATCCTTCTCTTTGGCTTTGGCCGGAGCAGCATGCCTTGCCGCTGTCTTCACGCCGCTCGCGAGAGCATTCAGGTCATGACGCTTCTCCAAGACTTCTTCAATCTGGTCATCGGTCAACGGCTTCCTGATTTTTTCGCCTTCCTCTTCGACGTAATAGCCGATGCGGGTGACTTTTTCCTCAATCTCCGAGCCTGCCCAGTTGATTCTAGCCTTTCCGCTTTTGTCGGTTTCCACTACGCCGCTCAATCGGAAATCATTGCCTTTTATCAAGTCCATGGGATGAAGCTTGGCTTTCCCTTCCTCCACAGGCTGCATGGCAACGTAAAGCTCGTTGAACAAATTCTTGTCCATCTCGAACACCTTCACTTCGCCCACCGTTTCCGGCCGATGGGAATTCGACATCACGAGCACGTTGACCGCGAACTTTCTTGTGATTTTGTTGCCAAGCGAGCAGGCGGCGCATTCGCCCAAGCTGTCTTTCGTGCAAAGCACATACTTGCCATCGATGAAGTGTTGCTTAAGCTCCACCCAGGGAACATCGGCCTTCACATCATGCCCTAAGCCGCGCGGCAATACCCTGAGCACGATGTTCTTGAATTTAGTCCCCGCTTTGTAGGGAACATTGTTTTTGTCCTTCGCGGAAAAAATAAGCTTGTTGCCGAAACCGGAGCCCTCGACCGGGTTCACCGATCCCTCAAGCCTTTGATCCAGCTCGGAGTAGTCTTGTTCTTTGTAAGCCATGACGAATTACCTCGTGAGTTGTTGCAGGATTCCATCCCGCCAGTTAATGTTGATGTTAACTTAACGAACAGGGCAAACGCTCACAGGCTATCTTGCAAATTTTTTGAATAGAATTAAGACGATTATTCGTTTAGAAGGCGAGGCTTGCCAACCGTCTTCAATCCGTAATTCTTGCATTCCTTGACCTTGCACGCCCACTTGCTTCCATCAACCCTGCACTCATGGGGAAACCGCTTGATCTCTCTCCCAAGCTTCCATCCGGATATGAGAAAAGCTCGGTTTCTTTTGCTTCCCTTGCCTACGGTGTTATCAAGCCAGGCGTATTTGACGATGACACGGACTTCGCCCTTGCCCAAAGGCTTTTCGATCACGATGCCGGTTTTCTCGGCTATGGCATCCATTTCGTTTCGCATGGGCATGACATCATTGACCGCGTAACCGATTTCATTCTTGGCAAGAAGATATTCCCGGAACTTCCTGAATATTTCAATTCTGCTTTTGGAATCGGACGACCGCCTGAGCATCTTCTGCAATACCCACCCATCGCTGTTGCATTTCACGTAAAGATTGGCG